TTGTCAAGCTTCGCATCACGCAGGTGGCAACTGGCTCGGTTACCCCGGTAGCTGGCGAAACCAAAATCGAAGGCGACGCTATTCTTACGCAGCTTTCGGTATCTACCCCGGACAAAGACAACGCCACGGTAAGCTTCACGCTTAACGGTACCGGCGCCTGGACTGTAGGAACCAACTAATAAGCAAAGCGATGGAAGGGAAAAAGTTTACGCTGGGGGCAGCGCTTTTGTTTGAAGAGGTATCGGGAAAGACCGTTACCGAACTGGGAAATCTAGGCCTGGCAGACATGCTAGCCATGCTTTATGCGCAGGAGTTTTGGGACGTGAACGGACGCCCCAGCTTCGACGAGTTTAAGGCTATGGCAGGGACTTGGGATATTTCCGAACTTACCCAGCGGCTTAACGGCCCTTTTTCCCCGCCGGCGGCCCAGTAGACGTACTGGGTCAGCTGGTAGGGCGTTTAGGCCTAGCGCCTAGCGAAGCCAAAAGCTTGACGCACGCACAGCTTAACGCTGTACTGCACCACGCGGTAGAGGCCGAAAAAGACGACTGGAAACGTACCCGCTGGCTAGCAGCCGTGCTAGTTAACATAAGCGGGAAAAGCATTAAAAAAGTAGTGAAGGAAACGGATCTACTTAAATTTGAAGATGAACAAAAAGTAAGCAGCCTACGGGCGTTATTAAATAGCTATGGACGTAACCAGTAAGGTACTTTTAGGCCTAGACGCTAACGAGTTCCGGCAGGGCATTCAGCAAGTGGATGCCAAGCTAAAGGAAACGAGCAAGCTATTAACGAACCTGGGCACGCTTATCGGGGCTTCGTTTGCTGGTGCAGCCATTAAGGACTTTACCATGCAGGCCATTAACTTGGCCGCGGAAGCGCAAAACGTGCAGGTGGCGTTTGCCAATATCGGCACAAGCGCAGACCTGGCCAAGCTACAGCAAGCCACGGACGGCGAAATAAGCAAGCTGCAGCTCATGGAGCGCGCCGTTACGGCCGTAGGCCAGGGCGTAGGCATTGAAGCCTTAAGCAAGCAGCTGGAGTACGCGAACGCGATTAGCGACGCCACGGGCAAAAGCTTCGAGGAAATCGCGGACAAGCTGCAGACGGCGTTTGCCAAGGAAAGCACCAAAGGCCTAGAGCAGGTAGGCATTAACGTCAAGGCCATGAAGGAACAGCTGGAAGCTGGCGTACCTTATGCCGAGGCGTTTAACGCAGCTATGCAGGCGACCATTACGCAGATAGGCCCAGGCGTGGCCAGCGTAGCGGACCAGCTCGACCGCCAAAAGGCCACCATTGAAGACCTAAAGCTGCAAATCGGTACAGCCCTGCTTCCGGTTTACAGTGGTTTCCTTTCATTCCTGGCCGAAGGCTTAAAGGCAGTGGGCAATTTGCTGTCGGGCCATTTGAGCCTATGGCAGAAGCTTGCCTACCTAGCTAGCTACGCCCAGGGAGCCGAAGGCGCAGCTACCCGCATTTACCTAAACGGACTAAAGGCCGCAAAGGAAAGCATAGAAGACGTAACGCTAGCAGCGCCCAAACTTGGGGCAGGCCTTGGCACGGCTATGGACGAGGCGACGACCAAAACCAAAAAGGCCACGGTCGCAGCGGAGAAGTACCGCGACACGCTGTCCGGTATGTTGTCTTTGGCGCAGCAATTCGCGCAGGAAGATTTTAATTTCGTCGCGCGCGGTGAGGTACTGGGGCAATTCCAGCCCATCGACATGGAAGCCATTAGCGAGGTCGAAGGCGAGCTAGTTCCCCTAATCGCAGGCGTAAAGGACTTTAGCACGCAGCTGCAGGCCGCCACCATGATCGGGCAGCAATTCGGCAGCATTATTACCCAGTCGTTTACGGCAGCCATTACCAACGGTGAAGATTTTTTCCAGGTACTTAAAAAGGCTGTAATCGATTACGTCAAGCAGCTGGCTGCCGCGGTAGCTGCGACCCTTGCGCTTTCGGCTATTGTGAGCGCATTTACTGGAATTCCTATGGCGGCAAGCTTTAGAGCCGTGAGCCAGGGCACCGGACTGGGTAACCTATTCGGCGACGGCGGTATGTTAAACATGAGCGCCCGCGTAAGCGGCAGCGACCTGCTTTTAGGTACGCAGCGAAGCGGGAGTAATTACGGGCGGATAGGTGGCTAAAACTTTAGTATTCTACGCGACTACGGCCAGGTACGATTTTAAGATTTACGACCTGGGCACTACCTACCAGGGCTTTGACTTTTCGCCCCCGGTAGAAGTGCAGGTGGCGGACTTTCAAATAAGTTACCAGCCAAATGACAACGTGCTGCCGGGCATAGTTCCTAGCACCTGCGCGGTACAGTTCTACCTGCAGGGCGCCACACCCACCGTAGACGACTTTAGAGCCGTTTTCACGACGTCTAAACCCGATTGGGTACTCGAGGTCCACGAAGGACTGAACGTCGTTTGGCGGGGCTTTATTACGCCCGACCTTGGGGAAATCGAAGTAAGCAACGGCAAGCGCTTTATTAAGGTCGTGGCCAGCGACGGCTTCGGTATGCTGGACAAACGCGCCGATTTCATCCAGGCGGACACGGTAATACCATTTACCACGTACATAGCGCAAATCTTTACCTTTTGCAAACTAGCCGACCTATTCACGGGCTTCTATGCTGGTGAACACTACGCGCCCTACGGCATAACCGCTACCGAAGGCGGGCTATGGTGGACCGGCACTATTCGCCAGGGGCTAGTTTACGTGGACGGTGAGCCACGCACTAGCCGCGAAGTAATCGAAGACATTTGCAAAAGTTTTAACCTGCAGTTATTCCAGGACAAGGGTGAGCTAATCTTTAGGAGCTGCCACATTGAAACGCCAGCCTGGTACGCTGTTTACGACACGGGCGGTTCGTTTATTGGCCGCATTACCCCTACGGGACCTACGCAAACCGAGGTAGTGTACAGCGACGGTACGGAAATGTACAAGCCTGCATTTAAAGAGGTGCAGTACATTATTAACCAGCCGTCCAATAACTACATTAAGGACGAGGGCGCAAACTATAAAACGCGCGTTAACTACTTTGTAAACGACGCTACACCCACGGGCGCAAACCACATTGATTACGACGCCTACCTACGCGCACGCCTTTCCTTTGACGCCGGGTTTACTGGCGACACCATCGAAGTGGAGTACGAGGTGCAAATTAAGTTCGGTAACTATTACTGGAACGGCAACGACTGGACTACAACGGCAAGCACGGCGACGTTTACCGAGCAGCAATTCGTACCGGGTCCGGGTCCGCTGGTGGCAGACATTACGCACCACGTAAACAATTACCACCTAGACACGCTGCCCACAATCGGAACGCAGCAAATCTACATTACCGTAACGGCTGTGCAGGTGGCTGGCTACAACGCGGACAGCATCGCGGTTACCAGCACGCTGTTTATGGCGTACCATAACGATTTCCCTACCCAAATGATACACTACGCCGACAACACGGCGCGGCAGACCGGGGTAAGCGTACAGCTCACCAACCAAATGGGCGACATACAAGGCGGTAGCGTACCAGCAAACACGCCGGGGGAAATCAAGCGCTTTACCACGTCGGGCCGCACAGCTGCAGCTGGTAACGTAAGCTGGGACGTAAACGCGCGGTACCTGGCCAACCTAGTTACGGATCAAATAGCACGCAAAAGCTACCGCGCCCACCAGTATTACGAGCTGGAGCTAGACGGTAACGTGAGCTACAACCATAAACTAACCTGGGGCGGTATTGACTACAAACCGGTAAACCTAACCCTTACCGAACGCAGCACGTCCGTAACATACCGGGAATTTATCGACGGGGACCTAGAAGCTTCACCAATATGATAGCCTACGAACTGCCCAAAAACCTGGCTTATTATGCCTATGTTATAACCGACGGGGGAACCGTCGAAACCAATAACTGCACACTATGAACGCCGCACAATTTATAACTATCTTTACTGGTGGAAACTACGCCGCCCCGATTTGGGACGCTTACGAGGCCTACGTACTGGCCGACAGCGGTACCGTTGAGGCGGAAGTATGCACCACAAACGCAATCGCAAACCTGCTATGAGTACACCTTTCTACGACCTGGCGTCATTGGTAGTTCTGCCTTCAGGGTATAAGAGCCAAAAAATCTATGCCCAAAAGCCCCTAACTACCGACGGGCAGCTCACGTTCACCCGCGCCAGTCCCGCCACCTGTACTAAAGGCCCGACTTCTAGCGGGATTGACAACGGCGATTTAATTTATTGCTCCGCCGACCAGCCTCGAGTAATGCGCGGGGGGGATGGCACGGGGGCTAAGGGCCTTCTGATAGAGACTGAGCGCATCAACGTAGTGCAACGTTCCCAGGAATTAGATTCAGCCCCGTGGGCCAATTCTGGCACCGCGCCAGTGATTCGAGCAGACCACGGCGTGGCCCCCGATGGCACTACAACCGCTGATGCGATTCAATTCCCCGCTGTAACCGATGGTGCGGAATCGGTGCGGTATCAGACGGGGTTAGGCACGCTGAACCCAGGGGCATGCTCTGTCTATCTAAAAGCGGCGCCGCCAGCAGATGGCGGGATTGCGGTAGCAGGCTCTATCGACATGGCCGCGGGCTCGTCTGCCAACCCATGCGTAACTTGCTCGTACACCACTGATACGTGGACGCGCTGTACTCTTACAGGGGCGACGTCTACCTTCGTGTTCATCGGCAACGAAACCGCCGCGGCATGCGCAGCGGGGGCTAGAAACGAGCAAAACGTCTATGTGTGGGGCGCCCAATGTGAGGCGGGGCCATACGCGTCATCGTATATTCCTACAGCAGGCGCGCCGGCCACACGCTCCATAGAGACCGCGAGTTTCCCGGTAGGCCCGCGGTCTACTTCGCCCTCTACTTCGCTCCACGCTACTTGGGTCGCCCCCGGGGTGCAGAACACGTCGGGAAACGCGGAATCCGGGCCGGTTTGCATTCAGCAGGATGCCACCAATCACATCCGCTCGCGCCTTCTCAGTCAGACTGCCCCTAACATGCGCCCTAGCTGCGCTGTCACCACTACGGG